ACGACCGCCCCGCCGGAGTCCTGCCCGCCAAAGGAGCCCAGGGCCGCAAGACCCAACCCGTCACCGTCAGCCGCATCGATCGCTACCCCGGCAACAACAAGCCGATCCCCGGCGGCCTCAACCTCTACCACATCGACACCCACTACCACAAAGACCAGATCGCCAACAAACTGCAGATCGACCAGACCGACAACGGCGCCCTCGTCCTGCATAGCGGCTATACCCACGACCAGCTCAAAGCCCTGCAGCGCGATCCCGCATCACCCCAGCACCACAATTTAGAGGACTACGCCCGCCAGATGTGCGTCGAATACCGCGACGAGCGCAACCTCTGGCAATGCCCCGCCGGTAAGGCCAACCACGTCTGGGACTGCGAAAGCAACGGCCTCGCCCTCGTGCAATACCTCGGCTGGGCCCATGCCGTCAGCAAGAATTTAATACAATCGCCGCCCAAGGAGACCCCCCATGCAGCAAAGCCAAAAAATGACCGCCGCCGCTGGTGATATGCTCATCGGCATGAAAGCCATCACCCAATACCTCAACAACATCTCAGAGGCCACCGCCCTCAAATGGCACCGCGAAATCGGCCTGCCCATCAAAAAAACCGGTAAAAACGGCTATTGGGTCGGCAGCCGCAAACGCATTGACGCCTGGTCACAGATGTTGGTTGGGTAGGGGAGATAATACCATGACCGATAAACTCCTCGACTGGCCAGATATCCAACTCGCCACCCTCGACGACCCCGCCGACCTCGACGAAGCCACTCTCGACGAAACCGGCGGGGTCGTCTGGCGCGCCAAAGACCCCAGAACCTCCGGCCTCGAAGAGATGGAAGACAACCTCCTGCGCGTCTACAAAACCAAGGTTGCCGCAGTCATCGACCGCCTCGCCGACATCGGCCTGCCACAGCCCGGCGAACAATTCCGCCTCATCACCCGCCGGTCCTTCAACGCCATCGAAATGCTCGAATACATCGCCCGCCAGGAACCCATCGTCGAACTCAAAATGGCCGTTTTCTCCATCAACTACTACGCCGCCAAAATCCTCCTGGAGCTCATCGACTCCGGCCGCATCCAGCAGACCGAAATACTCATGTCCAACCTGCGCAACGCCGCCCACCGCGAAAAAGAAGAAATCATCAAGCGCCGCTTCGCCGACCACCCCAGCATTACCCTCTGGTTCTGCTCCAGCCACGCCAAGCTCATGGCCTGCCGCACCGCCTCCGGCCAGCACTACGTCATAGAGGGCAGCGGAAACCACGCCTACAACAGCCGCGTCGAACAATACGTCATCGACAACGACCCAAAAATCTACCAATTCACCGTCACCTGGATGGAGCAAATACAAAAATTCCTCGCCGGCAGAAAAGAACTGATCGTGCTCTAAAGGAGAGTTTATGCAGATAACTATGGTTCCGGTCGCCGACCTTGTCCCCTACGAACGCAATAGCCGAACGCACAGTCCGCAACAAATTAACAAGCTCGCCGAGCTCATCCGCGAGTTTGGTTGGACAAATCCATTGATTGCCGATATTAACGGCATAGTCGCCGGCCATGGCCGCCTGCAGGCCGCGAAACAAATCTACGCATCCGGTGGAACCATCAATCTCCCCTCCGGAGACTCCCTGCCGCAAGGTCATGTCCCGGTTATCGACTGCACCGGCTGGAGCGACCAGCAACGCCGCGCCTACATCATCGCCGACAACCGATCCGCCGAGGATGCCGGGTGGGACAAAGAACTTCTTAAATTGGAACTCCACGACTTGCAAGAAGCAGGTCTTAACCTTCAACTAACCGGTTTCGATGAGAGCGAAATTGACAAGCTCCTCATCCCCCCGGAACCGCCACAGCTCAAAGAATGGGATTTGTCGGCCACCTACGAACCCTTCTGGATTGTAATCCGCGGACCGATCGACCGCTATCCGCAGATCATGGCCGCCCTTGAAAGCTTGCGTGATGAGCACCTGGTCGTGGAGGGGTCGTTATGACCACCAAGATCTGGAAACCGACCGACAATACCGACCGTGGCGAAAAAATCGCCATCCGCCGACGGCTGCTGGGTGCCATCGGCTCCCCTTCGGTGTTGGAATGTTTCGCCGGCGAGGGAAAGATTTGGCAAGAACTCTACCGAGACCTCCCCTATCTCGGCCTCGATCTCAAAGCCATCTCCGATGAACGGCCGCTGGTTCGCATGGACAACCGGCAGTATCTGCGCAGTGCCGACCTATCACCATTCAATTTTTTCGATCTCGACGCCTACGGCTCTCCCTGGCATCAATTCCTGATTGTCCTACACCGCCGCCTGATTCAACCAGGAGAAAAGATTGCCGTGGCCCTGACTGACGGACTCGATTTTAAAATGCGCATGTCCGGCCTGCCGGATGGCATGCGTTCCTTTCTCAACCTGCCCAAGGGAATGAACGTGCCTTGCCTCAACCTGCATCACGAGTTTATCGCCAAGCTGATCATCCGCAAAGCCTGCGTCCGATACGGGTTGACCGTCGACCAGGCTTTTGCCGGAAACAATCCTCGCAAGAATATGCTCTATATAGGGCTGATAATTTCAAAAAAGTGTTGTAAAATCAATGGGTTGTGATACTATTGGCAAAACTCAAACAAGGAGGAACCAACCCATGTCCATCATTTACGAACCAAAAGGCAAGGCCCGCGAATACTGTCCTCTGGCCGCCAACCTCTACAGCGGATGCAGCCACGGCTGCCGGTATTGCTACGCGCCGGCTTGCCTGCGCCGATCCGGCGAGCAGTTCCTCGCCGCCACTCCGCGCAAGGACATCATCCGACAGATTGCCAAAGAAGCCCCGGCTTTCACCGGCCGAGAGGTCCACCTCTGTTTTACCTGTGACCCCTATCAACCCATCGAAACCGACTACCGCCTCACCCGCCAAGCTCTGGAAATCTTTACCGCTCACCAGGTCCGCGCTCGGGTCCTGACCAAAGGCGGCACCCGCTGCCTCGACGATCTCGACCTTCTCAAGGCCAACGGCGCCACTGTTGGCGCCACCCTGACTTTTTTGAACGTCGCCGATTCCCTGGAATGGGAACCAGGTGCCGCCCTGCCGCAGGATCGCCTTGCCGCCCTCGCCGAGATGCATCGCCGCGGTGTTTCCACCTGGGCCAGTCTAGAGCCGGTCATCGATCCAGAACAAACCCTGGAAATCATCCGCCAAAGCCACACATTTATCGATGAATTCAAGGTCGGGCGCTGGAACCACGCCAAGGCCGCCAACGCCATCGACTGGGCCGCTTTCGCCAACCAGGCTGTGGCTCTGCTGGACCATCTTGGATGCCGCTACTACATCAAGGACGACCTGCAAAAATATTTGTCCGCCGCTTAAAAAACCCAATAAAAATCGTTGACACCAAGGTAATACCTTGGTAATATCTACATAACAAAGGGGGCAAACAAGCCCCCTCCTAACACGCCACCGGCCAGGCCGGAAGAGCGAAAGGAGATCCACCATGACCGCATCGACTACCCTGACCCGCAGCAGCTACGGCGAAATCCTCACCCACACCGCCAGTCCCGAACACCGCGCCCTGATCGCCTCCGCCCGCGAGCTGGTAAAAAAAGCCGCCAAAAAACTCCCCGCCGCCTACGACACCCTCAGACGCGACCGCAAAGGGCGCTGGGACGGCTCCGCGCTCCATCATGAGATTTACGACGTTACCCCCACCGGCTCCAAGGTCCTGCTGTGCTGCCGTGAAGTCGATGGCAGCAAATACGGCGTCAAAACCCTCAGCAAAACCTATTACCTCATCACCCGCCACGGCAAGGGCGCCAAGGTCGCCGAAGCCAATAAGGCCGTTGCCGCCAAAGCCGCTAAAGCCGCCGGTCAGGTCATCGGCTACGCCATCGAAGTCATCGAAGGGAAGTCCCGCCTGGCAGGTAAAAAGCAAGACTTGCGCTCCGGATACAAAGCCCTCACCCTCGACGAAGAAGGCAACCCCGTCTCCGTGTGGGACAACTCTCCCTGGCCGCTGGGCAAAAGACGCACCGAAAAAGCCACCGACGACCACACCGGTGGATTTTACTACTATCGCACCCTCGACGAAGTCCTCGCCGCCGCCCATGAAAGCAACATCTTCGGCGATGCCCGCGAGCACCACAACCTGATCATCGCCCGGGTCGAAGTATCCGGCCGCGAAGAAAACGTAGACAGTGAAACGGGCAAGCTCTGCGTCACTCGCATCACGCCCGTTGAGATCATCGCCAGCGTCACGATCTAACAACCAACACCAGGGGCCGGGCAACCGGCCCCTTACTCACAGGAGGACCACCATGAAAAAACAGATCACCGTGAAACACCATGAAGGGAAATTCCTCTTAATCGGTTCTGATGGCTATAGCACCACCGTAAAAAGATGGGTTTTCCAGCAAGACGCAGAAAAGGCTCGTGCGAGAGAGCAAAAACTTGAAGACGCCGGGAAGCCCTCCCGGATGAAATGGGAATACTGATCTCACGGGCCAGGCAACCGGCCCCTTACTCACAGGAGGAAACCCCATGTCAAGACGCACCAGCCTCTACCTCGGCGATCACGCCGAAGCCGCCCTCGGTCCCCTCGAAGCCGACGATAGCCTCTCCGGGCGCATCAACACCATCCTGATCCGCTACGACCAGATCCGCATCGCCGCCTGCCCCGATCTCACCGAAAAAGAATGGCTCGCCATCTGCGACGCCAATAACGGCACCTGGCTGCAGGCCGACCATGCCGAGACGGACCCCGCCCGCCATCTCTGGATGAACGTCGCCGACGACGACGAACTAGACGAAAAATGGGGCATCGACCGCCTCGAACTCGCCCGGCGCATGAAAGCCATGAGCGTCGCCGAGCAATGCGCCGTCATCGAAGTCGTCGGCCGCTTTTGGCGCCCAGGCGAAGTCGCCGAGGGCGAAACCTACGCCCAACTGCTGGCCAGATCCGGCGCAAAAATCACAACATGAAGTCCACCAACGTCCACCAGGTCCTCCACCGCCTCGACACCATCCGCCTCTTCCTGGCCGAAAAGGTCCATTTCAACGCCAACATCCTGGCCGAAGAATTCGACATTTCCCCCCGCACCGCCAAGCGCTACCTGAAGCTCCTGCGAGACTATTACGGCATCCGGATGGAATACGATTCCTCCGACCGCACCTATTTTTTAGTCGAGCCCGGCGAAGATTACACCCTCAGACATCTGCTCAAAACAAAAAGCAACAAATGACGAACCAAAAAGCCCCGCACCCCGCGGGGCTTTCCTAGACAAACCACTAACCCCTGTCAACCCCATACCCCAACAAATTCCACCCAATCACCCGCAAATTCCAGCAAATTCCGGCAAATTCCAAAAACCCCGAAAACGCAAGCCATAATCCCCCACAACCAAGGGGGCCTCATGTCCATATTCACCGCCGAAGAACTCGACCAGCATATTGCCGCAGTCAAGGCCGCCCTGCTTGCCAACCCCAAGACCGCCGAATACACCATCGACATCGGCGGCAGCCGCCGATCCACCAAATACAACACCACCGCAGAATTGCGTGATCATCTCATCTGGCTGCAGTCCGAAAAAACCCGGATCACCGGCACCGCCGTCGGTCGCACCTATGCCAAAACGGTGGGGCGCTACTGATGTCCGCCACCAAAAAGACCGGGCTTTTTGCCCCCTCTCGCCTCATCACCAATAGCTCCTCTCGCCAATACGCCGCGGCCAAAGTCACCCGCCTGACCGGAGACTGGATACCCGCCGGCCAGTCCGTCAACCAGATCCTGCGCACCTCCGCCCCGGCCGTCACCCGCCGGGTCCGCCAGTTGGTCCGCGATTTCCCTTATTTCACCCGCGCCGCCAATATCATGGTCGATTTCACCGTTGGCACCGGCCACAATTTTCAGAGCCGTGTCCTTAGCCCCGACTGGAAACCCGGCGCCAAGGGAGGAAACAAATTCGACCGGGTTATCTGTCAAAAGATTGAGGATGCCGTCGCCTGGGCCATGGAAGAACTCGACGCCGGCGGCCGGATGCACGGCGCCGAGCTCGAACGCCTTGCCAAGCTCGAAGAAGTCGAAGCCGGCGAGTTTCTGTTTGTCAAAGTCCTCGACAAAGACCCCAAGCGTTACATCCCCTACGCCCTGCAGCCCATCGAAGCCGAATGGCTCACCGACTACAATGCCCTTGTCATCGGTCAAAACAAAATCGAGCGGGGTGTCGAATACGATCCCCTCACAGGTCGGGCCGTCGCCTACCATATCGCCGACCCCGACAACCATCTTCTGCCCAGGCGCATCGAGGCCCAGTACATCCTGCACGGCTTTGACACCCGCCGCTCCGGCCAGCTGCGCGGCATTTCGCCCTTCGTCGCCGCGGTGCTCATCGCCCACGATCTCGACGACTATATCGGCGCCACCATCGACACCACCAAAGCCGCCGCCCGCTACCTGGCCCTGATCGAAACCCCCGACCCAGCAGCCTTCCAGGGAGCGCGGACGATCAATGGCACCGGCGCGGATGCAGGTAAAAAGATCGAAGAACTTGAAAACGCCATCATCGACTATCTGCGCCCCGGCGAAAAAGTCAGCTTTGCCAAAAACGACAACCCCGGCAGCACCTTCGAGCCGTTCACCAAATTTATCCTGCGCACAGTGGCCATTGCTACCGGTGTGCCTTTTTCGGCCCTGACCAATAACCACGCCGATTACAACTACACCTCACTGCGCGGCGAGCGCCAGGACACCCTCAAAAGCTTCGAGCCTCACCAGACGCGCCATGGCCGTCAGTTAAAAGCACCGGTTGTGCGCGATATCATCACCAGCGCTGTGATCAAAGGCCGTCTCGATCTGCCCGGCTATTTCAGTGACCCCCGCCGTTACTGGCGCGGGATGCACATCCCGCCCGGCATGGAGCCCATCGACCCCCTGCGCGAGAGCAAAGCCAACCGCGACGACATCAGCGCCGGTTTGCGATCGCCGCAGGAGATCGCCGCCAAACGCGGCCGCGATATCGAAGAGGTCCTTGACGAAATCGCCGAATTTAACGAGATGGTTACCGAGCGTGGCATCACCCTCGATATCGGCAGCACCGCCCTGGCCGGCAACCCTGCCGCCGTCGCCGGTGACGACCGCAGCCTGGTGCAGATCATCAGCCGCGCCGTTGAGGACGCCGTCGACCGCGCCGCAATGCTCAAAGAAACGGAGGAGTAGGCTTATGCCCATAAAAAACCGCCGTCCTTATGACGGTATCCGCGCTTCGAACGAACTGCCCCGAGACCTTACCACCCGCAGCCTGAGCCTGCGCCTCGACACCGGCGGGGTGCCGATCACCATCGACGAAAAAGCCCGCTCCGTCGAAGTGATCTGTTCCACCGAAAACCCCGTCGAGATTTTCGACTGGGAAAGATGGGAGATCATCCCCGAGATCCTGCTGATGAGCGGCTGCCAAATACCAGAATCCCGCCAGATACCGCTGCTGGATACCCACTATCGGGGCGGGGTCTCAAGCGTTTATGGCTCGTGCCGGGATCTGCGCACCGAAGGAAACCAGCTCCTCGGCCGCGCCATTTACAGCCAAGACGAAGACGCCGAAAAAGCCTGGCGTAAAACCCGCGAAGGGCACCTCACCGATTACAGTATCGGCTACAGGGTCATCGAATCTTACTACGTCCCCGAAGGGGAAAAACAGGTGATTGCCGGTCGCACCTTCGAAGGACCGGTAAAAGTTGCCACCTCCTGGAGAGTCCGTGAGCTCTCCACCTGCCCGATCGGGGCCGACGAAATGGCCAAAGCCCGGGCGGCCACGTCCGATTCAGAACATAACCCCGCAAGCAAGGAGCACAACGCCATGAACGAAAGACTCCGCAAGTTTCTGGAGAGCCGTGGCCTGGCCAAGACCGCCACGGAAGAGGAAGCCTGGCGCTTTCTCGCCACCCTCGAAATCCGCACCGAAGGCAAGCTGCCCGAAGGTCTCACCGAAGCCGACCTGGTACGTTCCGCACCGGCTCAGCCCGGCACCCCGGCCACCACCGGCCTCACCGCCGCCGATGTCCAGCGTCAGGCCCAGGAGATCGCCCGCACCGAGATCAGCCGCCGTGAAGAGATTCGCGCCATGTGCGATTTTTACGGCTTTACCGAGCAGGCCCGCGAGCTCATCGACGGCAATAAAACCATCGAGCAGGCCCGCGCCGCCATCATGGCCAAACACATGGAAGCCACGCCCACTGCCGGCGGGGTCGGTTTCCGCGCCCAGTTGGTCGTTGACGAGCGCGACAAGTTCCGCGCCGCCGCCCAGGACGGCCTGCTGCTCCGGGCACATCTCCACCAAACCCCCGACAAACCCGCCGCCGGAGCTCTCGACCTGCGGGGCTATTCCCTGGTCGAAGTAGCCCGCGAAAGCCTGCGCATGGCCGGCCAGCCCTTCGGCGGCGATCCCATGCAGATGCTCGGCCGGGCCATGACCACCAGCGACTTCCCCGTGCTGCTCGGCAACGTCGCCAACCTGTCCGTCATGGCCGGTTGGGACGCAGCGGAAGAATCCTGGGACCGTTGGGCCGACGGCACAGGTTCCGTCGCCAACTTCCAGCTGCACACCATGGCCCGTGCCGGGGAAACCGACGACCTCGACGAGATCGGCGAAGACGGCGAATACAAGTACGGAAAACTTTCCGAACAGTCCGAGCAGTACAAAGTGGCCACCTTTGGCAAAATCTCCCGCATCACCCGCCAGATGCTCATCAACGACGCCCTCGGCGAAATCACCCAGGCTTTTGCCAACCGGGGCGAAGCCGCCGCTCGCAAAGTCGGCGATGTCGCCTACGCCGTCCTGATCGCCAACAGCGCCATGGGCGACAACGTTGCTCTGTTCCATAGCGACCACGGCAACCTCGGCACCGCCGGAGTGATTAGCGAAATCACCGCCGCAGAAGGCATCAAGCTGATGGGCCTGCAAAAGGACATCGCCGGCAAACGCCGCCTCAACCTGTCGCCGCGCTTTTTCATCGGTCCCAAAACCATCGAAGGGGCCGCAGAAATCTTCTTCAGCTCCAACCAGTTCGCCGGGGCCAGCACCGACACCACCCGTAGCAACCCCTATGCCGGTACCCGATTCGAACGCGTTTACGACAGCCGCCTCGACGACGCCTCCACCACCGCCTTCTACTTCGCCGGGCCCAAAGGCAAAACCGTCAAGCTCTTTTTCCTCAACGGCAACCGCACCCCGTTCCTCGAAACCAAAGAGGGATGGACCATTGACGGCGTTGAATTCAAGACCCGGATCGATGTTGGCGCCAAAGCCATTGACTGGCGCGGCCTGGTCAAAAACGCCGGGCAGTAAACCGATAAACGCCGGGGCGGATTGATAGCCGCCCCGGCCCTTTAAAAATCATCCTCCAAAAGGAGTTACGCCATGCAAAACGAAATCCAGCCCGGCAACCGTATCACCTGGACCAACGGCACCGGTTCCGCCGTCGCCGCCGGCGCCGTCGTCGTTCTCGGCGCCCTGATCTGTATCGCCTGCGTCGATATCGCCAACGGTGCCACCGGCGAACTCGCCACCGAGGGCGTTTTCGAGTTGCCCAAGGTGGCCGACACCTCGGGACACGCCATCGCCCAGGGCGAAGCCGTCGTGTTTGATGTCAGCACCGGAAAAATCGATCTCGGCGCCGCCGTCGCAGCCTCCGGCGACATCGTCGGCGGCGGCATCGCCTGGGAAGCCGTCCTTACCGCCGCCACCACCGTCAAAGTCAAAATCAATGCCGGTCACGGTTCCGTCTCCGCCGGTTAACGATGACCTGGCCAGTCGACCTGACACCCCTTAACCCGCGCGGGGCCTTATCGGTCCCCATCTCCTCGCGAGAGGCCCCGCGCACCCAGGGAAACCCAATGGCCGACCATTGCATGAACGAGGGACAAATCAGCCTGCTCGGTCAGCGCTGGGCCGACCTCGACAAAAAAATGGACCGCATGGTATCGGCCCTCGAATCCCTAGCCGAACAGCGGATCGAGATCAAACACCTCGATGAAGACCAGAAAGACAGCCGCGCCTGGCTCAAGCATCTCGAACAGCGGACCCAAGCCCTCGAAAAAGCGCCAGGCTCCGCCGCCAGCAAATTTCTGTGGGTCATGGTCGGGGCCGCCATGACCGTTTTTGCCGGGGTATCCACCGGCATGATTATGTTTTGGTTCAAAGGGGGACCATGAAACAAATTATCCTCATCGACCCGGGCCACGGCGGCAAAGACCCCGGAGCCGTCGCCAACGGGCTCCACGAAGCCGATATTAATCTGGCAGTGGCCGGATTCTTGGCCATTGCCCTGCGCGAAGCCGGCGCCGCGCCCCTGCTCACGCGATCGCGCGACACGATCATGACCCTTGGCCGGCGCGCCTCCATCGAACACGCCCTAAAGCCGGGGTTGTTCATTTCCTTGCATTGCAACGCCGCCACCAACCCCCAGGCCCATGGCATTGAGATTTACACCTCACCCGGGCAAACCAAAGCCGATGCCGCCGGCACCGCCATCTTCGAAGCCATTCGGGAGGCATTTCCCCAGGCCAACTACCGCACCGATCCGAGCGATGGCGATCCGGACAAAGAAGAACGGTTTTTTGTGCTGACCATGACCCTCTGCCCGGCCGTCCTGCTGGAGATGGGTTTTTTGACCAACGCCGCCGAAGCCGATTGGCTGTCTCGCCGGGAAACACAGATGCAGATGGCTGCCGCCATCGCCAAGGGCATTTTGTCCTGGAAGGAGACCACCCCATGGATTTGATCGGCATCGGCACCGCGGCCGTTGGAGTTATCGGCAAAGTCATCGACAAAGTATTCCCCGATCCGGTTCAGGCCGCCATAGCCAAGGCCGAGTTGGTGAAACTGCAGCAGGATGGTGAGCTCAAAGAGCTCGAAATCCGTATGTCGGCCATCATCGCCGAAGCGCAAAGCAAAGATCCATGGACCAGCCGGGCCCGCCCGTCCTTTTTATATGTGATGTATGCGCTGATCCTGGCCGCCATCCCCATGGGGGTATTGCACGCCTACAACCCGGAGCTGGCCGTTTCCATCGCCGCCGGTCTGAAGGCCTGGCTTGAAGCACTCCCCGAGGAACTGTGGTGGCTGTTCGGTGCCGGCTACCTCGGCTACACCGGGGCGCGCTCCATCGACAAGGCCAAGGGGGTTAAAAAATGAGCTGGCACTCCTACCACAACGGCCAAAAAATCCCCTATGCCCTGGGTGTGCTGATCGGGCTGGACCAGTTCGCCGGCAGCCTCGTACCCGGGGCCGACCTGGACCGGACCATCTCCCACCGCATCGGTGTCAAGCGCGCCAAGCTGGCGATCAAGAAAAGGCTCGTCGACCGGACGGATATCTATCATCCGGACGGGTCCATCATCCCCAGCACCCTGTACGACCGGCACGTGAAAATCATCCTGAAGGAAACGCGCCTGTCCTTCTGGCGCCACCCCCTGGAAGCCTCGATCGATTGGTTTTTAGAGCGGATCGATTCCGGGCATTGCATCCGCGCGATAGGGAGCTGACCCGATGGCCATCGACACCACCGAAATCATGACCGCCGCCCTGGGCGACTGGGGAATCACCGTGGTTTTCACCGGGAAACCGCCGATTGTCGGCCTGTTCGACCTGCCCGCGCCGTCACCCGGGCCCTATCTCGACGACCCCGGCGAGACCCCGCCACAGGTCACCGTGCGGCTCGCCGATCTACAGGCCATCGGCCAGTGGCCGCTCACCGCCACCGAATTGACCTGCGAGGGCAGTACCTGGTCCATCGTCCGCCCCGATAAACGGGGGGGAGAAGTCACCATCATCCTGAGGGAGCAATGACCACCGCCGAAGTGTTGCAAGCCATCCAGCAGGCATTAGCCACCGATATCGAGTTTCTGACCTGGTGCCGCGCCACCCTCGGCGCCATGCCCACCGTGCAGATCGATTTCGACGAGGAAAAAGAGTTAGAAGCCGACTGTTACCCCTTCATCGGTATCCTCGCCGTGGCGCATGACGGGGCCATCAACAGCCCCCAGCAGAGTTGGAGCGTCACGATGCTGGCTGCCGTGCGCCGCGCCGAACTCACTGCCGCCACTGTCGCCACCGATCTGGGCGACGATGACGTTGTCCTGGTGCGCACCCGCACCCACCCCGGCCGACTGCAGGCCGAAACCCTGCGCGAGCAGGCCATCGCCGCCCTTTATCGCGGCAAGCTCGGCAAGGTCGCCATCAACAGCGACAAGCTGGACCACAGCTACCACCCCAAGTTTTACAGCCCGTTCATCGCAACTATTACCCAGCAAAGGAGCCCCAACCATGGCTGACAGTTTCCTCGGATCCGGCGATCTCTATTTCGATCGCCTCACCGCTGCCGGTGTCTCCCAAGGCGCCAAAATCGCCGGAGCATGCAGCAAGTTTTCCCTCAACCCCGAATCGGAGATCAAGGAGCAGACCGGCCGGGGCCGCGACAACTACGGCCAGGTCATCGCCGCGGCGACCCTGCCCGGCAAAACCAACATTTCCATCACCCTCAACCAGCTCGACGCCGAAAACCTGGCCGTCGCCTTTTTGGGCGACGTAGTCGCCGGCCAGCAGGCCAGCGGATTGATTGATGTCGGAACCCCGGTGGAGCTCATCGCGATCCTCGACCGCTATATCGAGATCGGCAAGGAAGAGCTCAGCAGCGTGGTGGTCAAAGACGCCACCGATGTCACCACCTACGTCCTCGGCACCGACTACGTGCTCCATGCCCGGCTGGGCATGATCAAGGTTCTGTCCACCGGCAGCATCACCGCCGGCGCCGAAATCCACGTTTCCGGAGCCTATGCCGAAGTCAATTATGAAAAGATCACCGGCGGCACCTCGCCGATCATCCGGGCCCGCCTGGTGCTCGACGGCAAAAACTACGTCAACGGCCGAAACTGCAAGGTGCTGGTCAAAAACGCCCGGCTCAAGCCTTCGACCGAAGTAGACTTCCTCTCCGAAGACTTCCTGCCCCTGGAGCTGGAAGGGGTTTGCGAGATTCCCGAGGGCGACACCACCCCCTTCGAGATTCTGTATTACGAAGCCGAATAACCCGCGCCGGGCGGCCATGGCCGCCCGGAATTTAATGTGGGCGCGGCGCTTGCTCCGCCCGGAATTCAATGTAGGGGCGGCGCTTGCTCCGCCCGGAATTCAATGTAGGGGCGGAAAGATCCGCCCTGGGGCGCGGCAAGCAGCGCCCCTACCAGCGAGGAACCCAGATGAAAAAGAGCAAGATCATCCAATTCGACGGCCAGGAAGTCACCGTCAAGGAACTGACCGTCGAAGAAATTGCCGACTGCATGGACGCCGTCGCCTCCGGCCAGGTCGACACCCTCGACCTGCTGTTTGACGGCCGTCTGCCCAGCGAAGCCGTGGTGCGCTGCGCCGGTATCGCCCGCGCCGATCTGTCCAAGCCCGCCCCGTCGGCGCTGGAGCCACTGTGGCAGGCGGTGGAAGAAACCAACCCTTTTTTTCTCAAGATGCTAAAGCGAATGGTGGGTCAAAGTCCGGCACCGTCCGGCAAGATTTAGAGCTCGCCTGCGCGGTACTGATGCAACACGGCTACTCACAGCCCTGGACCTGGGGCGGCAGCTTCTTCCTGAGGATAATCAAGCATGTCGGCAAGTGAAAAACATCTAAAACTTGTCATCTCGGCCTACACCCAGGGCGCCGAAGACGGCCTGAAAAACATCTCCGGCAGCTTTTCGCGCCTGCGCAGCGACCTGCCCGGCACCGCCAAGGCCCTGGAAGCCGCCGGCCGGGCCCTCGATGTGCGCACCATGCGCTCCGTCAACCAAGAAGTCGAAGCCCTGCGCAAAAACTACCGGCTGCTGCGCGACAACGGGGTGCTCGCCCAGAAGGAACTGGCCCAGGCCGCCGCCAACCTCAAGACCAAAACCGCCGCCCTGCGGGCCGAATACGCCCAAGCCAACATTACCCAAAAGCAGGGCATCGCCGTCACCAGCAACCTCACCGGCCACGTCAAGCGCCTGGTGGCCGCCTATCTCGGCTACCGCGCCGTCACCGCCGTGATCGGCGGCATGGTCGGGGCCGCCCGTAACGCCGAGCAGGCCCAGTTTAACCTGGCCTCCTCGGTCGAAGCGGCCGGGCGCGAATTCTCCAACACCGGCAGCCTCGACCACTGGAAGGGCAAGGTTGGCGAGATGGCCGGCGCCCTCAAAGTCTATTCCGAAGCCGACGTGGCCAACGCCATCAGCCGCACGGTGGACATGACCAAACGCCTGGGCCTGTCCGCCGAGCAGATGGAAGTGCTGATCAAACGCTCCGCCGACCTGGGCGCCGGAAAAACCGACCTCGAAGGCGCCATCGAGCGGACCACCGCCGCCCTGCGCGGAGAGGCCGAGTCCGCCGAGTTTCTCGGCCTGACCCTCAACGAGACCTATATCGCCGCCTGGCACGCCACCCACGAAGTCCACGGCAAGGCTTGGAAGGATCTGACCGATCTGGAAAAAGCCCAGGTCCGCTATCAGGTGCTGCTGGAGCAGAGCGACGGCATCCAGGGCAAGGCCGCTGGCAGCGCCGCCACCCTGGGCGGCGCTCTGCAAGAGATCAAGAGCCAGGTGTCTGATGCCGTGGCCAACAATAAGGATTTCGCCGGCGCCATGACCGCCCTGGCCGCCACCATCCGCGAGAACGCCGACGAGATCGGCGAGTGGGCCGCCGATTTGGCCACCGCCATCGGGAGCGTGATCGAATTCGTCGTCGAAAACAAAACCCTGATTCTCACCCTGGTCGGCGCGGGCGGAACCCTTTACGCCGTCAACGCCGTTGCCAAAGGTATCAGCGGGCTGGCCGGCACCGTCGATGCCCTGCGCAAAGCCAAAATGGCGCAGATGGCCGTCGAAACCGCCGGCGGATTGGGGCAGATGGCCACCGGCGCCGCCGGGGCCAGCAGTTCCATGGGTGCACTGTCCGTCCTCATCAATCCCTACGCCGTCGCGCTGGTCGCCGCTACCGCCGCCACCGTCGGCATCGCCATGGCCATCCGTGGCTGGCGAGATGCCGCCGTCGAAGCCGACCTGGCCCATTTTCGGCTAACGCTGAACATCGAGAGCAACCTGCAGCGTTTCGAGAAGTATAAGGGTTTTCGCCTGCCGGGCCTCGATGGAAAAACCGCCGAGGAGCTGCAGACCATCCAGGGGGAGCTGGCCAAGACCTACGGCTATTGGGCCACCATGGTCACCAATCTGCAGGTCAAAGCAGAAGAAACCGGGTGGTTCGGCCAGATGACCGCCGAAGCCAAAGCCGCCGCCGCGCAACTGCCCGAAGTCGAAGCCCGCTTGGCCCAGGTCAAGGCCGAACTCGGGCTGGTCGGTGCCGCCCTGACCGCCACAGGCGCCGCTGGCAGCCAATCGCTGTTGACCATGGAACAGGCCCTGTACCAGGTCGAACAGGCCGCCCTGCGTTTCCAGGAAAAACAAGACCTGCTCACCGCCGCTATGACCCGCGCCCGGGACGAGCAGGGAATGCTTGAAGCCAAAGTCAAGGAACTGGCCGCCGCCTACTACGAAGCCGCCGTGGCCCTCAAGGCCACCCAGGAAGGCACCGAAGAGCACGCCAAGGCTCTGGCCACCAAGCTCGACGCCGAATCGGCCTATGTGTCCGCCGTCAAGGCCCTGCATGATAAGCAGATGCAGGATACCCAGCAGGATTTCGCCGCCGATGAAAAAGAACTACGCCAGCACCTGGACCGCGAGTTGATCGAGCTCGAAGACCAGTTGAAACGCGAATGGATCACCCAGGCCAAATTCAACCACCGCAAGGCCGAAGCCGACCAGCAGCTAACCGAAGAGATCCTGGAGATGCGCCGCAAGGCCGCCGAGCAGTCCATGGAGCTTTACGGCGAGGAATCCCGCGAGTACCGCCAGGCCCGCATGGCCATGGTCGACGCCGAACTGGCCGTGCAACGCGCCGCCAGCGTTACCTCTGCCCGATGGAAGGAAGTGATGAGGGAAGCGATCGGCGGAAGCAAGGCCGCCGACCAGTTGGCCGAGTCCCTCGAAGCCGTCGGCGAAGCGGGAGAAAGAGGAGGCAACCGCGCCGCCGCCGGTATCCGTCAGGTGGCGCGGGCCGCCGAGGATGGAGCCAACTCCATCAAGCGTCTCAAAACCGCCATCACCGCCGATGAAGGCGGGGCAGGCGGAGGAGCAGCCGAAGGTGGCGCCGGCACCGCGGGAGTCGCCAACGAAGGCATCGCCGGATGGTTCGCCGGGGTCTGGAACAATATCAGCAAGATGGCCACCGACATGAAATCCCTCGACGAGATCCGCGCCTACCGGCAACAGAACTACAAAACGCTCAACAATTTTTCAGGCCTCCGCGATTCCCAGGGGTTTTTCATGGCACTCAACAAGCACGCCGACGACGCCCTGCGCCAGAGAAGTTCCGAGCTCATGGACCTGGCCCGCGGCCAGATGCACGCCGATACCGCCGCGATCCGTGAGGCAGCCGCGCAAGCCTCCGGACCCCTCGCCGCCGGTGCCAGGGGCGCCGCCCGCACCGTGGCCGTGCAGTTCAAGGCGCCCAACGGCCAGAGCGTTTCGGGCCAATTCGAAGAGGGCGAAGCCTCGCGTTTGCTCGATGTGCTGCGTCAGTCAGGAGCCGTCACCGCATGATCACCCTCGATGCCCTGAACCTGCCGGCCGACCTGATCTGGACCGACGAATACCGCTGGAGTCCGATCGCCCAGCAGGAGAACATCACCCTGTCCGGCGCCCTGGTGATCCAGACCATGGCCCAGCAGTCCGGCCGCCCCATCACCCTGACCGCCGGCGAGGGTTACGCCTGGACCAGCCGCAGCCTGCTCGACCAGGTGCGCGCCAAGGCCAATGACGGGGGCTTGGAGATGACCCTGACCCTCAACGACGGTGTGGCGCGCCAGGTGGTGTTCACCGGCGAGCGCTTCACCGCCGATTCCGTGTGGCCGGTATCCGACCCCGAAGCCACCCAGCCCTATGTGGTCACCCTCTATTTCCGCGAGGTTTAACCGTGAGCATCCTGAAAACCGATATCAAACTGATGGCCTCCGAACGCCTCACCGACTATGCCGACGGCGGCGGCGAGATGACCGGTACCGAGATCACCGACGGCGAAGTCAATAACCTGTTTCCCGACATCTCGCGCCTCGACCGGGTCTATGGCCGGGTCAGTTTGCGCAAATCCTTCCTGGCCGTGATGACCGACAATAAAGACATGTACTATGGCAGCCACGCCATCATCGCCGACCCGCCCGACGACGACAACGTGCACGTCACGCTGTTTTCCACCGGCGATTTTTACGACGAGCGCTCCGACGCCAAAAACCATATCGAGACCTACGTCACCCTGTCCCACGAGCTGGCACTCCGGCCCCTCGGCGATCAGCTCAAGGGCCAGTTCGCCCTCATCTGTTTTCAGTCTCCGGACAGCACCCTGCCCCGGGTCGGCGATACCATCGCCCTGCGCGACACCGTCACCGGCAACGAGCAATATGTCCGCATCCAGGGCCTGACCAGCGAGCGCCAAAGCTATGTTCATGTCACCTATGGGGCCTTCGTCGCCGACCGGGTGACCATCGAGTTGTCCGCCGCGCTGCAATTCGCCTTCCCGGGTATCTCGCCGACCCCCTATGTGGCATCGGCTCAGACCCGCATCCATGCCACCGTGGTCGCCGACGCCGCCCGCTATTTCGGCGTGTCGCGCCTCACCGCCCCGGCCGTGTCCGGCGCCATGTCCCTGCAGATCGACAGCATCTACAATCAACTGGTGCCCACCAGCCAGATTGAAACCGCCCTGGTCGATCAACTGCTGACCGGCAGCAGCCAGACCATGACCGCCTCCGGCGCCGCCGGCAGCTTGACCTTTTCCGGTACCCGCTCCGACACCGCCGCCGTCATCCACCTGGCCACCGGCCTGCTGCCCGGCTCGCTGGCCTTGACCGTCGAGGGCCACGACTTCCGCGACGAGTCCGGCCGCCTGGTGGCCCTGGTCGATGCCGGGGGCTACAGCGGGCTGGTCGATTACAGCGCCGGGCGCATCACCCTGGAAAAGACCGGCACCTGGAGCCAGACCGTCGCCCTCGCCGCCACCCCGGCCGCCGCCGTTTCCGAAGGGCAGTTCACGCAAGAAATATTCATCGAGCTGGCCAACCGCGCCTGGAACTACACCCCCAACCTGACGCCGAAGCCCGCGCCGGGGTCGCTGCGGGTCGATTATATGGCCATGGGCCAGTGGTACACCCTGACCGACAACGGCCGGGGCGTGCTGACCGGCAATCAGGACGGTATCGGCACCGGCACCATCGATTACGCCAGCGGCTCGCTGCTGTTCACCGTCGGCGCCCTGCCCGACGTGGACAGCAGCATCATCTTTACCTGGGGCACCGGCATCTCCGCCACTGCCCGCCCCGGCGTCATCGACGGTCAGCCGGTAGTCATCGAGCACACCCTGCCCCACCAGGGGATCGAGCCCGGCAGCCTGAGCATCACCTGGGACACCTATACCGCCACCGACAACGGGGCGGGGGCCATTACCGGCAACGCCACCGGCACCCTCAGTTATGGCGACGGGATTATCCGCTTCACTCCGGCCATCATCCCCGCCAGCGGCACGGCCTTCGCCCTCAGCTATCGCCGCGAGCATCCCGGGTCCGGCACCATCACCGCCCTCGCCGCCAACGGCGACCAGCTCACCTTTACCATCCCCAACGCCCCGCTGCGCCCCGGCAGCGTGTCCCTCTCCTGGAGCATAGAGCAGATCAAGGACGTGCAGACCAACGGCACCGTCAGCACCCGCACCGTCACCAAGCGCGCCAGCGACAACGGCTCCGGCGGATTGGTCGGGGCCACAGGCTCGATCAATTACGCGACCGGCCAGGTGGTGGTGGTGGCCATGGAGGACTACCAATATAAAAAATATTCCATCGTGCCCGACCCCGGCCACCCTTTCCTCCGCCAGAGCATCGTCGTCACCATGGTCTCCGCCGGACAAGATCCTCCGGACGCCGTGCTGGTGAAATATCAGCAGGATATCGCCGCCGACTGGGAAGATCAGACCGACAGCATCGCCGCCGGAGACCTGACCATCGACCTGACCCCGACCACCGTCGAAGCCATCGTGCCCGGCTCGGTGCTGATCGATCTGGCCGCCAGCCGCTACTACGATGTCGGCGGGGCCCTGTACCGCGACCGCGACACCGCCACCGGCGCCGGCACCCTGGCCGGGTCGATCAACTACGAAACCGGTCAGGTCGCCATCGACAGCTACCCGCAACTGGCCACCACCACCGTCACCCTGGCCGCCCTGCTCACCCGCAGCGCCGCCTGCGCTCAGCACGAGATGACCCTGCGCACCCCCGGCGCGCCGGTGCGCGACGGCTCGCTGAGCCTGCGGGCCGCGCTGCCCGACGGCACCCAGATTACCGCCATCGCCGCCAATGACGGTGAAATCAGCGACACCCTGGTGTCCGGCAGCATCGATACCTCCGTCGGCGTGGTGCGCCTGCAGTTTGGTCAATGGGTAACCGCCGCCGGCAACGAGGAGGAGTCCTGGTACGATCCGGCCCTGGTGATCGAGGGCCAAATCTGGCAGCCGATGGGCGTGATCCCCGAAACCGCCCTCTACAACTGCGTGATCTACAGCTTTTTGCCCCTCGACGCCGCCCTGATCGGCATCGAGCCGGTGCGCTTGCCCCTCGACGGCCGGGTGCCGATCCTGCGCAAGGGCGATGTGGCCGTAATCCACCACACCGCCGACGAACTGCTGCCCGACAATCTCACCGCCGGCCAGCAGGTGGCCCTGTCCCGGGACAACCTCTCGCTGGTCGAGCTGCGCGACCAGGACGGCGACCTGGTCGACGAAACCCTCTACGCCGTGGCTTTGACCACCGGCGTCGTGACCATGGCCACGCCCCTCGACCTGGCCGCCTACACCCAGCCGCTGGTTGCCGCCCACCGCATCGAAGACATGGTGCTGCTCGCCGAAGCCCAAATCAACGGCGCCCTGCGCACCGTCGGCCCGATCACCCACGATTTCCCGGCCAACACGACGCAAGTGGCCGGCGCGCTGATCTTCAGCGACTTGGCCGCCCGCATCGTCCGCCAATTTACCCAGAAAACCTGGGACAATATCTGGTCCGACAGCCGCAACGGCGACGACACCACCGCCAAATACGACAGCCTCCACTACCCGATCGCCGTCACCAACCGCGGTGCCCTCGCCCAGCGCTGGTGCATCAAATTTACCGCCGCCACCACTTTTGACGTGATCGGCGAGCAGCTCGGCGTCATCGCCACCGGCACCACCAATTCCCAAGTTTCGCCCCTCAACCCGGCCACCGAGGTGCCCTATTTCATCATCGACCCCCAAGGCTGGGGCACCGGCTGGGCCACCGGCAACTGCCTGCGCTTCGACACCTCGGCAGCCAACGCGCCCCTGTGGCTGGCCCGCACCACCATGCCCGGCCCGGTCGAAGAGCCGACCGATAATTTCACGCTGCAACTGCGAGGAGACGCCAACTAAATGAGCACCGTCCGAGTCTATAAATCCACCGACAGCGGCGCCCCGGCCCATCCAACGGCCACCAAGGGGACGATGGCCGCTCTGCTGAGGGCCTGCCTGGTCACCGGCTATGGCAGCAAAGCCCCGGCCGGGTGGTCGGAACCCCATGTCGAATCCGGCAACATCGCCTGTTTCCGGGCGCCGGAAGGGGCACAACAGTTTTTCCAACTGGCGGATACTCAGGCAACCAATGTCAATGTCGCCGTCATGGCCGGCTTCGAATCCATGTCGGATGTTGCAACCGGCCAAGGCGGCTGGGGGTCCAAATATTTTGGCAAACGATCGACCGTCGTCGGCAGCACCGCCTGGTGGGTTGTCGCTGATGAGCGCACGGTCTATGTGTTTTTGGATACGACCCGGGGTCTGACCGGTCATGTCTTTGGTGAGTACCGCAGCTTCGTGGACGACGACCCGTACAACTCATTGATTGGCGGGCATCAGAACGCCGGGGGGGTCTACACTATTAGCGGGCCATCCCCTAACGCCAATGCCGGGGTACTATTTTTGAACCCCGGGAAAAAGGTAACAGATACCTTTACGGCGACAGTGTCCTCTTTCTATGATGGGCCGAGTCATGCTAAAAATGGGGTATCGACCATAGGCCCCACGGGGCTGGCAAACAATAGCGCTTTTATCAATGGTGCGCTCCAATTTCCGGTAGTCGCAGCGCTCAGCTATCCCGTCGTGACTCCCTACATCATCAACGGCTCCAACGGGTCAGTCTGCGGCAGATATCGGGGGATTTATTGCCCTCTGGCCTTCCGCCCCAAAACCCACGGCACCACGTTTGAGCTCGGTGGCAAAACCTTTTTGCCCCTCGACCTCGGCTACGGAACAGGCGGAGACACACACGGCCAGGTCTGGCTGGATACCACCGGGACCTGGGAGGTTTAGCCATGGCGGGTCCAATACTGGCGGAAGTCATTGTGGTATCCGGAATCCCGTGGCCGTCTGTCCCCCACCGCATTGAGGGGCAGACTCTGCTCGATGGTCAGCCGGTGCAAAGGCGGGTGGAGATCCGCACCCGCCGCACCTTAGCCTATATCGCCAGCACGGTCAGTTGTGCCGCCGGCACTTTCACTTTTCGGCACCTGCCCGAGCAAAACCTGGCCAATCCCTATATCGTGACCTGTTTTGACGACCAGCCAACCGATCCCGGCAACGCCTTGGTCTTCGATTATATCTACCAGGTCGACGACGCAGGGAACCCGCCGCAAACCTAAGGAGCGCCGATGGCCACCTCGGAATATCTCGAACAACAAGTGCTCGGCCACCTGCTGCGCTCCGCCGCCTGGACCAAACCGGCCGCCATCTACCTGGCCCTGCTCACCGCCCTGCCCGACGACGTGGGCGGGCTGGTGGAAGTGACCGCCGCCGATTACGCCCGCATGGCCGTGGGTCCGGATGATGCCGTGTGGATTCTCCGCGATCCGGACCAGGCACACATCAACGCCGCGACGCTGTTATGGGACGAGCCGGTCAACGATTGGGGTACCCTGACCGGCGTGGCCCTGTTCGATGCCGCCACCGCCGGCAACCTGCTGCCCTGGAGCGCCCTGGCCGCGCCAAAAGTGGTTTCCGCCGGTGGCCCGGCCGTGATGTTCCAGCCCGGCGCGCTGGCCTTTGCCATGAACGATGGCTGATCTGCTCTTTGAGGCACTCAGCCAGCCGGCCTATGTGCCCCCGTCCGGGGATGCCCTTATCTTTGGCGGGGAGCAGGCAACCGGCCCCATCGAACTATCGGCGCAGTGCTCTCTAAGCATCACGGCCACCGCCGCGCTGCGCCTGGTGCACCTGGCCGTCGCCACGGTGGATCTCGGCATCACGGCCACCGCCATTTCCGGCGGGGTGTTTTCCCTGTCCGCCGACATCGCCCTGCCGGTGAGCGCCTCGGCCGCCGCGACGCTGGTGGTGGCCCTCGATCCGGTAACGGTGACGCTACAGCTAACCGCCACCGCCGCCACCGCGCCGAGCTGGTACGTGCCGCGCCCCTTCGGTGGCAGCACCCGCGCCCGCTGGGGCGATGCCGCCCTCGCCGAGCACCACATCTGCCACCCCTACGTCCAGGCGCCGCCGATCGAGCCGCAAACGGCCCTTCCCTGGGGCGAGCAGCAACGCATCGAGCAACACCTGGCCGCGATCTGGGCCGACATCCCCCCTTGCGAGACCGGGGTCGCCGTGCCCTGGGCCGACCTGACCGACCAGCCCCAGCGCGCCGCCGGTCTGGGGTATACCCACCCGTCGATCAAAAACCAAGAGCGAATGGTGATCCCCTGGGGTGGAATGCTCGATCCCCTGGCCGCCACCCTGGCCGCCAGCTATCTCCACCCGGCGCGCAACGAGCGGGCAGAGGTAATATCCTGGGACGACTTCGGCGAGCTGCTGTCCGCCACCCTGAGCCTGCCGCACAGCCACCCGCCGCCCAAGGATGTAGAAAAGCCGATCATCAGCGGGCCCTATTGGTACCCGCGCTGGTGCATCAACCGTTATGATGCGCCGGACGGGAGCCGTCTCGTCTTTGCCGCCGTCACCGGCAACTATCAACCGCCCCAGGGCGGCGCGCTGGTATTCGCCGACCTGTCGGCCAACTATCCCCGCCACTGCTTCGACGGCACCTGGAACGGCCCCAAGGACCCCTACTGGTACAAGCCCCGCAACTGGAGTATCGCCCAGCCCAATAATCGGAGGGTCTACCTCATCATGAATACCGTCAGCCTCACCCGCCTGATCGACAGCGTGCCGATCCCCGTCGAGACCCTGGCCATCGCCTCAACCCGCGACAGTTGGGCCTGGACCCTCAGCGCCACCCTCGTCCGCAAGTCAGACCTCGACCTGGTCCGCCCCACCGGCGGGGCACCCGTCGAAGTCGAAGCCGTCATCAACGGCCTGGCCTGGCGCTTCGCCATCGAGGAATACGGCGAAGAAATCCGCTTCGGCCAGCGCGCCTACAGCGCCACCGGCCGCAGCCTCGCCGCCTATCTGGCCGATCCCTACAGCGCCCCGCGCGATCATGTGCAGGTCCAACAGCGCTCCGCCCAGCAGCTCGCCGAAGAAGAGCTCATCGATACCGGTTTCAGCCTCGTCTGGACCCTGCCCGAATGGCTGATCCCCGGCGGCGTCTGGAGCTACCAGGGGCAAACCCCCATCCAGGCCATCGCCCAGATCGCCAGCGCCGCCGGCGGGGTGGTACAGTCCCACCCCTCCGCCCGGCAACTACAGGTCCAACCCTGGTACCCGACCCTCCCTTGGGCCTGGGGCGGAATGATCATCGACGCCGCGGTACCGTCATCCATGATCGACAGCCGCCGTGCGAGATTCGAACCCCGCCCGGCCTACACCGGCGTTTACTGCCGAGGCCAGCAGCAGGGAGTCACCGCTTTCGTCCGCCGCACCGGCACCGACGGCAGCCGCCTCGCCGGACAGCAGGTCCACAGCCTGATAACCGCCACCGAACCCGGCCTGGCCCTCGGCAAGAAAATCCTCGCCGACAGCGGCCCGCGAAGCATCGAAACCCTCAACCTGCCCCTGCTCGACAACCCCGGTCTCCTCGCCCCGGGCGCCCTCATCGAGGTCCAGGACACAACCACCTGGTACGGCCAGATCATCAGCACCAACATCAACGCCCAGCGCCCGGCCGTCAACCAGACCGTCAACGTGCTGCGCTACCACGGGAGCTAAAAAAATGAACCTCTGGAAACGCTTCCAGGACCTGCTGCCAAAAGAACCGCTCCTCACCGCCACCGTCGCCGCCCACAACAGCGACGGCACCAGCACCGTCCAATTCCCCGGCAACGGCATCGCCCGAGTAAAAGGCCAAACCGTAGCCGTAGGCCTCATGGCCTACGTCCAGGGAGGCTGGATCAAGGCCGAAGCCCCGAATTTGCCGGTGTATGAGTTTGAGGTATAATTGGGTGTAGTGGGATGTAGTGAGATGGCATAAAAAAAGGGGATATGGAAAACACCCATAACCCCTTGTTTTTATTGGTGCCCAGGGACGGAATCGAACCGCCGACACGAGGATTTTCAGTATTATTTGCACTTTGGAATCATTCGTCATCTCGCGGGGTTATCTCCTCATCGGGTTGACTGGTGTAGCCGGGCAGTTTTGTTACCTCGCTGCGCAGGTGCTGGTTGCGCAGGTGGATGTATTCGCGGGTGGTGCGGATATCGCTGTGCCTGGCGATGGTCTGCAGGGCAGTGATTTCGACGCCGCATTCGATGCCGTGGGTGACGAAGCTGTGCCGGAACAGGTGGGCGTAGACGCGCTGGTCGATGCCGGCTTTTTCGGCCGCGCGGATGATCGCCTTGCGGATGCTGTGATAGGGCTTGCCATTGTTTTTGGGGTTGCGGAACAGGTACCCCAGGGGGTGCTGCCCTTTGGCTGTTTTCAGCACCTCGAACAATCGCGGGGTGGTGATGGGCAGGATCTTTTCCTTGTTGCCCTTGCCGATGACGCACACCTCGCGACTGTTGAGCCAGACGTCTTCTCCTTTGATCTGCAGCGCCTCTTCCCGTCTCAATCCCAGGTCATAATATAGCAGCAGGATCGGCCGGTATCGCTCCTCGATGTTGTCGATCACCGCCTGTACCTCGTCCATGCTCGGCACCCGGATCTGCGGCCGGCGCACTTTGGGGAACACCGGGATACGGAATGGTGGCTGGTTGCAATGACCATGGGCCGCCGCCCACTTCCAGAGGCTCGAAAACCAGGTTAGCTCTTTGTTGATCGTGCGTTTTCCGACCCCGTCTTGCAGCCGTGCAGTTTTATATTTTTCAATCAGGGGCTGGTTGAGGGCCGTCCAGAGTTTTTGCCCGAAGTGGGGCGATAGTTTCTTGAGACAGTTTTGAATGTCGAGGTAGGTGCTGGCTGCGTAATTGTTGCGCCCGGCTGCCAGCCACCCCGGCAGAGCGTCGATGACCTTGCCGTGCAGGGGCACGGCCGTCCCGTACTGGCGCCGGATCTGGGATTCCAGTTCCCAAGCCTCGCCCTCGGTCATGTCATTGGCTACCTGCTGCACCCGTTTGCCCTTGCGACCCTGGGGGTAATAGTCGATGATCCAAGAGCGGGGGAGGATGTTGCCTTTGTTGTCTTTGTTGGGGCGGATGGACATGGTTATCTACCTAAAAGCAACACTTTGGATGTAGATGGCGCCGCGGGTCATGTGGTCACCGGCCCACCCGAACCCCTTCAAGAGGGAAGGACGTCCGCCCGAGGTAAACTTTCCCTTGCCACTGGCTGCCTTGACTCATCCTGCCGCCCTCGACCTTTCGGCAATACCGGTTGCCGTTGGGCGTAAAACCGCAAACATTCACATTCATGAGCGACGATCCGCTGCAGCTGTCGAGAGTGAGGGTGATTTCGGCGATATTGTCACCGTTAGAGCTGCGGTGTATTTGGTGGACTTCGATGAGCCAGCCATCGCTTTTTGCAGCAATGGCGGGGGTGGTGATCAGGGCCAGTGCCGTTATGGCCAGAAAAACGAAGTGAAGATTTTTCATGTTCCTTCTCCTTTTGTTCCGTTGGCTACCGAAAAACAACATTTTTAAGGTCCCATAGCTCACCTATCCCTGGAGTAACCTCGCAAATGTAATGAGAGCGGATCTTTGCGCCGAAACTGTTTTGCGAATCGACATAGGATGAAACCCAGTATGTCTCCCCCCGGACAGAAACATATTCCTCTGAATACCAGGGAAAGTCGGCAGAGGAAGGGGCTTTAAGCCTCTCTTGCACGAATTGCCCGCATACCGTATAGGCTTCGATTTTAAGGTTCCTTGGCGCGGGATCGGTTTTTGTTTCTGGCATTTTGTCCGGCCAAAGGAAGATGTTTGCCAGGAGAACAAGAAGAATCAACCCAACTGCTACCTTCAAGACACCAGCCAGCAGTTGGAAAATTAATTGACTTTGCCCAGGTGTAGTTGTTTGAGGGGTGAGATCAGCTCCGCAATGACAGCACCGAATAGCCTGTTTTTTGATGGTCTCTGCGCAATAAAGACAGACCTTATTATCACCAGCCTCTACGGGGGCCGCTTTATGGATAACGCGAGATCGACAAAAAGGACAATTGGGGGCTTTGTCGGAAATCTTTCGGCCGCAAGATTGACAAATGATGAATGCCATTATTCAATGCCCCCTTTGCTTTTACACCTCATCCAGTGTTCAGTTTCAAGGACGGCCACCGCCCAGAAAGCAATTCGTTTTTGTCCTTCGACAGTAACTGCGCGCATCATCTCAACTACTTCTCGCTCTATCTCTGACAAGACCATATAGCCCTCCGTTGGAAGAAAAATGAATTCTAAGTCAACGAAGTTTTTATAATGCACCTGGCCCAAAAAAAACAGCCTTTCTAATTATTTTTTATTCGCTATGCTTCTGGGTTTCGCTGCGCCGGTTGGCCATAATCCAAACCGATCGGACGCCTTCGGCCGCGATGTCCCGGAGATCGGGGGGCATTCCTCTCAGCCAGTAGACCACTTCTTCTTCCTGGCGGGTGAGCTTTAAAGGACCGCTATTGTATTCGGCTTCAACCTCATTGACCACTGGTCCGCGATCTCTCTCCATCAAATCCCCGAGATATTCCCGCGTGGCGGCGCGTGGCTCTGGCCCCTTGATGAGATAGTCGGTGGTGGTTTCCCCTAGGGCTGCGATCTCGGCCAGGATAACAGGATCTGGAAGTCTGGCGCCTTTTTCATATTCAGAAACAGTGCTCTTGCTTGCCCCGAACAAATTGCCGAACTCGGCTTGGTTTAGATCGCCCGGCAGGTTTTTCCTCACCGCCTTTATTCTCTCGCCTATGTTTTTCAACTTATTTTCCATTCCCCGAATTTAATTTTATTTTCCGGCTTTGTCAAACCTTTCCGCGAATTAAGGAACCGTTACAAAACGGGGGCTTAAGAGCGGGAATTCCCCGGAATAGTGGGCAAAAAGTCCGAGAAGGAAGGAAAATAAAGTTTGACATTCCCGTTTTCCAGGATTACAATGGTCCACAAGTACGGGAAAACGGGAGAAAACAATGACAATCGGGAAAAAAATAACAGCAGCCAGAAAAAAAAGGGGTGTAACCCTCGAACAACTCGGCGATCTGATCGGCATCGGGAAAAGCTCGATGTCGGCAATGGAGCGCGGCGAACTTAAAGGGGGGCCAAGTGCTGATACTTTGGTTCGCATTGCCGACGCCCTCGATGCCCCTGAAATCCTCCTCTATCACTGCCAAGCCTGCCCCATCCGCCAACATGTCGTTTTGCGCTACTTCCCCGAGCTGAACAACATCCGCCGAGATCCTGCCGTGATCGCTGCCCGACTGCGCAAGGAGATGGTCGAAGCTGCGGAAGCACTGGACCGGCTGGGCGAGCGCTTTAGTGCTCCGGATTTCAAAAATCGTCCGGACTATCAGGAGATTTTTGAGCGGGAGATGGAGCAGGTCATCGATGTTAAGCGGGGGATCGAGATCCTGGAGTTTGAGCTGGTGCTGGAGGGTGTCCATACCCCGAAGGACCTGAAGTCTGTGTACGAACGCCAGCAGGCCAAGTGTGAAGCCCGCGGGCATCACAAGCCGAAGGGGTCGAAGTGATATGACCACCGACGAGCGCCAGATGCTGGAGAATGAAGGAATGCTTATGAAGCTGAGCAAGGTCGAGCTGCGACACCTGCGGGACATCTTGAGCATCTACGCCAGTGAGGCAAGACTCTCCCTCAAGGGCTGGGTGTCCCTGAATGCCCTTCTTGTGAACGTCGGCGCTGAGCCTCGAACCGAGTTCGGTGATGATTCCGAGTATATGGAGGTAGAGAAGAGGACCTTACCCTTTTTGGATTCTCCCGACCCGCGTTCCGGGTATTACCTCAAATCGGGTCAGAAATATATTGCCGCCCATGGATGGACCGGCCGCCGCGACTGCGCGGATGTTTTTAGCCTGGAACAGGCCGAAGAGCGCCGCGATTTCGAGCGCCAATACGGCCATCACCGGGACCGTATTGATATCATCCCCGTGGAGGGTTGAGAGATGGCTGCCAACCACAACCCGAAGGCGAGCGCGATATGACCACCGATGAGCGCCAGATGCTGGAGGAGATCCGGCAACAGAACATGGAAATCCTCCAGCTTTTGCGCGGAGAAGGGGACGGTGGTTACACGGTGGCCATGTTGGCCGCAGCCCCGGACCCAATCGCAGCGATCCGGGAGCGCAATCGTGTGCTCGCCGGACGAAAAAGGAGACTGAGGTGACTTACGACAAGATTCTGGAGAAGATCGAGGAGCTTTATTCCGCCGCTTTTTACCCTGGCCGCACCCCGCGCAGCGATCCCTACAAGAAGGGGGTCATGGCCGCACTCAAGTGCGACCTGGGGATGATTGATTTGAGGATGCCCTTTGCCATCGGCACGGCGGATGCTGATGCCTGGCTGGCGGGGGTGCAAGAAGGGCTTGCTATTTCGGGAAAATTTGAAGGGGGAAAAAATGAACATGATCGGCACGATACTCTGCGTGGTGTTGCTGACGGGTGCTCTGGGGTTTGCCGCTGCTCGCCGAAGCCTGCAGCGCCGGGGTCTGATGGATCGCATGGACAGTGTCATCGGCCAAGCTAAGCCTTTGCAAAAGGGCCCGGGCGGGGTGGTGCTGCCGAAGAATTGCCCCTGCTGCGGGCGCAGGATGACCCACCCGGTGGGGATGGCGCTTGAGGTATCGCTGGAAGGCACCAGGGACATTCCGGTTTGCTCGGTGTGTCTCGCCATGGGGCCCTTGGATAGTCTGATCGCCGCGGGGCAGGAGTCGTGTTTGAATTTGTCACAATGATCGGCCGGGCTGCCGCCTCCCGGTATCCCGCAAAAGGTGGGTAGTACCCCCGGGGTTTGGTTCCTCCGCCTCTCCCCGGGGGGTAGGTTTCGCGGGGGATTTTATTTAATGACAGGAGGTAAGTGATGAGTGTGTATATCTGTGCCTGGTGCGGCAAGCCTCTGCGCCAATCCCCGACCCCCGAGAATAGTCATGGCGCTTGCCGTCCCTGTGCTGCCCGTCAGCTTAAAGAGATTCCTTTTTTTCTAAGACTTAAAGCCCGGGCCAAGGTGGACGGGTGGAGCGCCGTGGCCGCCTATGGCCTGATCTATGTGGCGCTAGGGTTGTGGGCCCTGGAAGTTTTGTGGATGGGGGTGATGCGATGAGATGGTCTATCGTGTTGTGCCTGATTGCCCTGGCCGCTCATGCCGCCGCCTGCACGTTGGATATGCGGGACCGTGTCCAGTGCATCCGGCAGCTACACTGCGCCCAGGTGCTGCCATGAGCCGCCGACGCAGGCAGTACAGCCGAGCGATGCTCCTTGACCTCCATAAGGCTGACGCCAAGATCCGGGCATCCCTTAGCGAGCAGGTCAAGGTGTTGACGCAGGAGGAGGTGGACGCGATCGCGCCGGACCTTCAGCAACCGGCCCCCGCGAAAAAGACCGATCACCGTGAGACCTATCGCCCCGCTTGGCGGGATTGAGGTACGCCAAGTGGTTTACGTGACCTGTAATACCTGCCACTACTCGGGCCGATGCAGTGCCGAGCCAACCCAGCACAGGGAATCGTTCTTTGCCTGCTTCAGGGGCGAACGGTCCCCTTCCTGCTGCGACTATCGCGGGAACTATGAGCGAGGGGTTGATGGTGTTCTCTCCCGTCCCTCCCCTCGCCCCTCCCGCCAGGCGGGGTTTTCTACCTTCCAAAGGAGATCATCATGCTGAGGATTAGGTTTGAGCATTTCGATGAGGTCGAGCGGGAACTTCGGCATCTTGGCAGGGATATGCCGAAGGCGGCAGCTATGGCAATCACCTGGGCAGCGCAGGCGGGAAAGCAAGCCACCCAGAAGAAGATGGACCGGATATTCGACCGGCCGACCAAATGGACGCGGGAAAGCACGTTCCTACAGGCCGCGGATATGCGGACATTGGAGGCAACGGTCTATATCAAGGAAGGGTCGCTATCTAGCCTGGCCCACCATGTGGAAGGCGGCCGCCGCCGGACGAAGACATCGGAAGATCTTCTCCGCCAAAAGGGCATTCTCAAAGGGTCGCACCAGTATATCGTCCCGTCTCTGGCACTAAAGCTCGACAAGTACGGGAATGTCCCTTATGGATTGATGAACCGGGTGCTGTCCTCGGTCGGAGCCCAGCGCGACAAAGCCTCCAACACCACCGCTAAATCCCTGCGACGCAACGCAGGGCAGGGCGACTTCTTCATCCTGCGCCGACAGAAGGGTACACACCCAGGCATCTACCGCCGTAAGGGAGGCAAGAAGAACCCACGCCTCGACCCCGTGTTGATGTTTGTCAAGAGTGTCAACTACAAACGCCGCTACCCCTTCCATGAGATTGTCGAGGACGCTGCTTATGATGATCTGCCACGGGCCATCAGCCTGGCACTCAAGCGGATATCAGGCATATAAAAAAGCGCGGGTCCTTCTGGCCACCCGCTGTGGCACGGTAATGGAGACCCCGGTTTGTGGGTCCATTTAAAATTTTGAGATTGCCTGAAATACTGAAAGGTTGCTTTCAAAAATGTCGAAGTTTCGGGGTGTTGCAGAAGTTGAGAGGCCATCTGGGCCGGTAACCTGGTTGCCGGCGGATGCCGTGGCCGTATTGTCGGCCGCGTTTTTTGACGCTGCCGCCTGCACAGACTGGTTCCTTGAGCGCTGTTATCCGGACGGCCCTCGGTGTCCGCGCTGTGGCTTCCACATTACCGGCCAGCGCGCCCAGGTCCGCTGGCGCGAACTCAAGCGCATCACTTGCCAATCGTGCGAACGCAAGATCAAGGCCACCAACGGCACCCTGCTGCAGGAGTCGCACCTCGACCCGCGCCAGTTGTTTATCTTGCTCTCGCTTCTCGGCCTCGGCGTGGAGCCCGCCGCCGTTGCCCGTGTGGTCGGTGTGACCCAGACCACCATCCTTAACTGGCGGGATAAAGTCATCGCCCTGGCGGAGGTAGCGCAATGAGTCTTTTCGACCTGCGGCCTATCGAGCCTGAGCCGGTCATCGCCGCCCCGGCCCCGAAACAGGAATATGCCCTCCGAGTAAAGCAGACAAAGTCCGGACGCGAAATCATGGTTTACACCGCAGCCATCGCGCCAGCTGATGTTATCGCCGAGGCCGAAGCCAGGGGGTTGGCTCTTTTCACAGGCCCGGAAATATTACTCATGCGCGACTGTCTGCCAAAACTGGTCGATCACATCATATCGGTTAAAACAACCTTTCCTGGATGCACAGTCCAGCAAATTATCAACGAGGCCGTTGCGGAATGAGCTACCACGTCAATCACAACGATGTCCTCGATCAACTCACCAACCATGGTCTGATGGTCATGAGCCTTGAGGTCGATACCGACCGGGTCAAGCGGTGCACCACCCGAGACAGCGGCCGCGAAAAGTCCGGATGGTATTGGCTATCCTCCATCACCATCGGCAGCGACCCGTATATCGTCGGCGCCTACGGCATCTACCAGGGCAACGACAACGGAAAACAGAAAGTTGTCCTGAACAAAGAACAGACCGGACGACTCACCGCCGACCAGAGCAAAGCCCTTGCCGATCAGCAGCGAGCCGTCCGCAAAAAAGCCGACCTCGCACGCGCCAGCCAGCACAACCGCGCCGCCACCCGGGCAAAATCAGAATGGGACAAACTTTCCGAAAACGGATCGAGCGATTATCTCACCGTAAAAAAGGTGGGAGCCTACGGCGTGCGCTTCGGCCCTCGCGGAGAGGTCGTTATCCCCATGCGCGACGGATCAGACGCCATCCGCGGGCTGCAGATGATCCTGCCAAAAGGCCACCCGCGCATTGCCAAGATCGAGCGCAATAAAGAGTTTTTCCCGGCCGGCCTCGGCCTGTCCGGAACCTGGCACCTCATCGGCGGCCATCCCCGCGAAATTCTGCTGATCACCGAAGGATACGCTACCGGGGCCAGCCTCCACGAGGCCACCGGTTATCCCGTCGCCGCCGTCTGGAGCGCCAACAACCTGCTAGCCGGTTGCAAGGCCCTGCATAAAAAGTATTCCCGTTGTCAGTTGCTCATCTGCGCCGACGACGACGCCATGCAGACCTGCGCCGCCTGCGACAAAATCACCGCTGTTACCAGCGACCTCTGCCAGCACTGCGGACAACCGCACCGCAAGCAAAACGCCGGGATTTCCTGTGCCCAAGCTGCCGCCCTGTCCATCGGCTGTACCTGGATCGCGCCGCAGTTTGCAACCGAAAGACCGTCCGACCGCAAAGGCGACACCGATTTCAACGATTTGCACGTTGCCGAAGGCCTGCGCATCGTCGGGGCTCAGATTAACGCCAAGGTGTCCGACCTGGGCTGTATCCGCCCCGCCATGGAGGTCGCCGCCTCGGCGACTGGGGGAGGGGGGGAAAAGCGTCCGCCCTTGAAATCGATGCTCAATACGGACGAAGCCCTGCAGCGCTTCTGTTTTGTCTACGGCGGAAAAGGGACCATGTTTGACCAACAAGAACACTGTCTTATCCCCAAGGCCGACGTTCTCGACATCCTGCCCGAACACGGCTGGCGCGATATGCGCGCGCACAAAACCGTCGTGCGTCTCGATGAGGTCGGATTCGACCCCGCCGGGACTGACACGAATATCCGCTGCAACCTCTACGGTGGTTGGCCAACCGAACCAAAAAAGGGCGACTGCAGCAAAATATTGGAGCTGCTGGGCTATTTATGCAGCAACGAAGTCGCCGCCGAAGACGTTTACAGTTGGGTCATTCGCTGGCTTGCCTACCCGATTCAGCACCCCGGCGCCAAAATGCAAAGCGCCCTTGTCTTTCACGGCCCGCAAGGCACCGGGAAAAATATGTTTTTTGAGACGATTATGGCGATCTATGGCGAATACGGCCGGATCGTCGACCAGGCCGCCATCGAAGACAAATTCAACGACTGGGCCAGCCGAAAATTATTTCTTATCGCTGACGAAGTCGTCGCCCGCAGCGAGCTTTTCCACGTCAAAAACAAATTAAAAAGCTTCGTCACGGGCGAGTGGATACGGATCAACCCAAAAAACGTTTCAGCCCACGATGAGCGCAACCACGTCAACCTGGTTTTTTTGTCCAACGAAGCCACCCCGCTAGTTCTTGAACACGACGACAGACGTTATATGGTCGTCCACACGCCGGAAAAACTCCCTGCCGAATTTTATAAATCCGTCCGGGCCGAGATTATCACCGGAGGCATTGCCGCCCTCCACCATCATCTAAAAACACTCGACCTCGGCGATTTCAGTGTTTACACCAAGCCGCTGCACACCAAAGCCAAATTCCAGCTCATCGAGGCCAGCCTCGACAGTGTCAGTTCGTTCCTGCGCGAATGGTACCTGGGGGAGATCCACAAAATCCCCTTTTGCCCCTGCACTATCACCCAACTATTCGCCACCTACCAAAAATACTGTGCCGCCGCCGCCGAAAAATCCCCGCGCAACAGGCGCCAGTTCATTGCCGAACTCAACATGCAACCAGGTTGGCGGGTCGGCCCCTTCCCGGTGAGGGTTTTGCCAGGGATAGAAGAGCGCACCACCCGAAAAATGATTATTCCATCCTCCGAGCTTTTAGCCGGTGGCGACTACACCAAACCGGAAAGCATCAGCCAGGAACAATGGCTAGCCGAGTGCCATCAGGCGTTCACCATCGCCGGAGACTTCCATTTATGATTACGCTTATTACGATTATTACGCTTATGATTACGGTCCAACCCATTGATTTAATTGCATTATTACGCTTATTACGCTTTTTCTCGCGCGCCATACGCGCGAGACGATACATAACCACACCACACGATACATATACGCGCGCGCGGATATGTATCGAATAACCGTAATAACCGTAATAATATAGTAATATTAAACACTTGAACCGTAATCATAAGCGTAATAAGCGTAATAATTGGTCCAAAAGCGTAATAATCAATGGATTTGAGCTGGATTCACTATTCAAAAGGAGAAAAACCATGACCAAGGTTTACAGCACCAACGGCGAAGAATTCGACCACGAAGAGCTCGAAGAAGCCGTCGACGCAGTAATCGAAGATTCCTGGGGGATGCCCACGGATATTCTCGCCGTATCGGAAGGAGACAAAGTGCCTTTTCGCGCCGGGGATTTTCTGGAAGTGGACGATCTGCTGGAAATACTGGAACAACGGGCATGGTTTTTAGCCGAAGAATATGCCAGGGGGTGGCCGGGCGTTTCTTTGGTACAAAAAAATGATCTAGCCGAATTAGTCGCCGCCGCCATCAACACCTGGGCCGATGGCCACTGCCTTCAACCAACTTTTTTTCTCGTCAAAAACGTGAAAGAAATCAAAATTAAACTGCTGGACACAAAAGGCGCCTGGGAGATAGTCCAATGAGCCGAAAAACCGACTGGCAAGGCCCCTTCATCCTCTCCCTCATCTGCGCCCTGGCCGATGGCCTGCGCCAGGCAGAGCCCATCAGACACAGCGCCCGGGTCAACCGGGTAAACCGCGTCGAAGAAGCCGCCCTGCGCGCCATCGATTTCTACCCGCCCGCCGAACTCACGCCCCAGGTCATGGAGATGGCCACCCGATTTTTCGAGCAGGTGGAGGAGATGTTTCAGCAGGCATTTCCCCAGGAAGGACCCGCCTGGATTGAAGAGGTCGATTCATGTCCAAGGTGCATCACGTGAGCGAAAAGGAAGGAAATTGACGATGCCAAAAACAAAACTCCCAACTATTTATTCTCTACTGAGCGCGCTGCCATGGGTTTGTATCCTCCCCGGTCGCGGGATTATAGGCAAATATCCTTCTTTCCGTTTTTACTGGATCAATGACAAGTGGCTGGCCAGGGTTGGCCTATTTTCCATCTTCAAGATCGGGAAACGAGTGGGATTTCATCTGTTCTCGAAAAAAGAGAAAAACGCCGTCTTGAAACAAGGGCCAGCCGACCAATGATAATGTCCACCCCTAAAACCTGCCCCAACTGCAACGGCCACCTCGCCAACATCGGCCAGGGCCTGCGAGAATGCGAGCAATGCGGAAAAATTCAAAAGGAGGAAAACCCATGATCGATCTTTCGAAGTTTTGCAGCAGCCAAAACGACAAAATGAAAACCCCGGCCACCATCGGCCTCTACACCTACGCCACCAATAACCACATAATCATCCGCGTTCCGGAAGGTGAGCACCACACGCCGCCGGTCGGGTTTCCCGCTGTTGATCACCTCCCCTGGATACACGACCAAGCCGCCGAATGGGTCAACCTGCCGGACCTCGGCGAGATCAAGCCCGAATTTTGTACCCTCTGCGCCGGAACAGGCAAAACAATGATCTGCCCAGAATGCGACGGAGACGGCGCTTTAACCTTCTCGAATCACCATTCCTATTATGAGGTCTGTTGTGACACCTGCAATGGAGACGAGGTGCTCCCTAAGGGGCCGGATCAATGCCGCAATTGCGATGGCGTTGGTCAATGCGTCGCCCACAGCCCCATACCCTGGCAGCGCGGGAAAATCAACTCCCGCTACGTTTACCTGCTAAAGGATTTACCAGATATCCGAATAAGCACCCACGGCAGCCCACTGGATCATATTCTATTCCGGTTTGACGGCGGTTGCGGCCTTCTCATGCCGATGCTGAAATAAGGAGCCACACCCATGCCCTGGATGCTGATCACCTGCGGCCATTGCGCCCACACCGCCGACATCAACGCTTTCTGCAGCACACCCATCGGCGGCAAGCTTCCGAAAGACATCTACCAGTGCCCGGCCTGCAACTGCGCCATCCAGCGCCGCATGGCCCCGGCCACCATCCACCCTTCCGGATGGGTAGAGCCCGGCAAGATCACCCTCGAACCCATCGCCGCCAGACTATAAGGAGCCCCAATGCCCAATCCAGCCGCAAAACCCCAACCCATGCCCACCGCCGGACAGCAAGATGTGCTGCCCGAAGTCATCGCCGATCTGCAGGCCAGAGACGCCTTCGGCGTCAAAAAATACGGCACCACCCTGCAGACCCGCAACGGCCGCGATCCGCTCATGGACGCCTATCAAGAAAGCCTCGATCAGGCCATGTATCTCAAACAGGCCATCCTTGAGCGCAACAACCCGGCGCCAACCTACAACTGGCCGAAAACCATCTTCGTCAGCCGCAACACCCTCATCGACCAACTTGCCCACATCCTCAGCGAGGTAGACGAGATCACTCAGCTCGGGCCGCCAGTCACCACGCCCCTGCTCCACATGGAGCTCGCCGACCTGCACCACAGTTTAGAGACCCTCTGGCAAATCCTCGAACGCCAGGCAGGACAGGATTATGTCGCCGCAATATTCCAGGCCGTCGAGGAAAAAAACCGGGTTCGCGGGTATTACGACCTGGAAGGGTTTGGCGAGATCGAAATTATTTAACGCTTGAGATCCTATAACCCTTTACGAGTGGAGGTTGCAAGTGACGAAAGAAAATATTCCCGGCAAGGTTGAGATGCTCGATGCACCTGAACTGAATCAGGACGTGGTGAGAATTACTGAGGAGATTCTTAGGCAGAATGCAGAAATTATCAAGATGAATGGCCGGTTGCTTGCTGTGTTGTCTGCCGCTTCGCAATTCGTAGTCTGGCGCGAAGAGGGTTAACGACTGAGGTCAAGGGCTCGGCGCAGTTTGCCGAGTCCGCTTGCAGCGATTGGTTAAACGGCGCTTTTCATCCGGAGACGAATATGAAAACGATAAAACTCGCAGAATTTTTAAAAGAGGCAGAGGCTCGTTTCGGCGGGGCAACTCATAAATGGAAATTTGTTTGCCCGAGTTGCAAGACGGCGCAAAGCGCAGAGGATATGGTTGCCGCTGGCGTGAGCAAGGAGGATGTTGGCAGGTACGTCGGATTTTCATGCGTGGGTAGATTCAACAAGGGGAAAACCGGCTGTGACTGGACTCTCGGAGGACTGTTCCGGATACACGAACTGGAGATTGAGGACGAAAGCGGCAAAATGCACCCGCATTTCGACCTGGCAGAAGCCGTTTAACACTTGAGGTCAAGGGCTCGCGTAGCGAGTCCGCTTGCAGCGATTGGTTATGTGGCGAGGGTGCCACGAAGGAGAGAGTATGGAACTGACAAAAGAGACATTTGAGGACTTCGTGAACCGCCTCCGTTATCACAATAAAGGTGAAGGCGTGAATGACCATTGCACACGTGACCCTATTTTCATCGTGCAGAGTCGCAAGCGCGTGTATGGGTTCGACCAGCAATACGAAGGTGATTACGTTTGGTGCGATACGGCCAACGAACATGACGAAGCGGACGCACTCATGGCCAAAAGGCTCGATGTTCTGGATGATGGCGGAAGGGAAACCGGCAAGTGGGAGAAAGTTTACTATGTTGACCGGTGGGATTACGTTTGCTCCCACTTCACCAAAGAGGCAGCGTCTACGTTCATTGATCGCAAAAAGCACGACCACCACGAACTCCGCATTTATGTTGACTGTCAGCTTTACTGTTGGGAGTACAACGCAATTATTAACGGGCTGTTGGACGGGAAAATAACGTTCAACGGGTAGCCACATAACGCTTGAGATCACGGGCGCGAAGCGTCCGCGTGGATCGACTGGTTCTAAAGGGTTTTTGCGCTCTGGCGAAGCCAGATAAGGATTTTGATTATGGGTTTATTCGAGACAACAGAAGAAGAGCTTTACCTGATTGCCATAAGCCGGCCCCTGGAAGAGAAGATTGAACAGGCTATATCTCTTATCCATGTGATGGAAAGCCAAGCGTTGAAATTATCTGATGATGGCTTTTACGTCTGCTTTTCTGGCGGTAAAGACAGTATTGTTATGGCTAAACTGTTCGAGTTGGCCGGTGTTAAATATGATCTACATTACAACAATGTGACAATCGATCCGCCTGAACTGGTCCGCTTCATCAAGCGGGAATACCCTCACGCAGAATGGCATTCTGTCGGCAAGCACCTGATTAACTACATGGCCGAAGCCAAGGTTTGCGGGCCACCAACACGCCGAATTCGCTGGTGTTGCGAAATTTACAAAGAACAGGGGGGCATTGATAAATTCCGGGCAATAGGGGTGAGGGCTGAAGAATCTGTCAGGCGTAAGGGGTTATGGAGGCAGATTACCACTGACAGGAAAACTAAAAAGCCCATTTTGTGCCCTATTTTATATTGGACAGATGCTGATATTTGGGCATTCATCGGACAACAAAAAATGGCCTATTGCGGCCTCTACGATGAGGGCTTTTCTCGGCTCGGCTGTGTTGGTTGCCCGATGGGAGGGCCTAAAGGGCAAGCCCGAGATTTTGCCCGATGGCCCAAATATGAGGCCATGTGGAAACGTGGATTCCAAAGGTATTGGGACAAATACAAAGGCGTTCCGAAGCGGAACGGTGAACCTCGGGCAATCGAGAAATTCCCGACAGTTGACGATCTATGGGACTGGTGGACCAGCGGCAAAGCCTACGAAGGCAACAAACCGGATTGCCAACTGTGGCTGTGGTAGGTTTTGCGCGAAAAGACTTTAGAACGGCTGAGGTCAAGGGCTCGGCGCAGTTTGCCGAGTCCGCTTGCAGCGATTGGTTCGGCGGCGCTTTTACCACGGAGACGGGATATGGCCAGAGTTGAAAGAGCTAAATGCCACAATTGTGAACACCGGTGGATGGTGGATATTGACCCAGAGGGCGATTATGGGTGTTACCGGATTCACGGGTGCAAAAAGCCGAAGAAACAGAAATTTAAGGGGAAGGCGGCATGGTATGCCGGGTCACCTTGCCCTGACTTTCAACCATTTTAGCAAGCTGCAGAACGCTTTAGCTAACGGGCTTGCGGCCCAAGAGGTAGACAGATGCAACCATGGCAAAAAGACCCTTTAGGCGTAGAAAAACCGCAAAATACCGAGTGTAGCAAGTCCGCCGTTGAGCGACTGGTTAGCCAACCTGCCCCAACAACTATACGAGCGCTAAATGACATGGCGACCATTTGCCGGGAAGCTCTGATTACTGTGCGCATGGACCCCGCATGGCACACCTCATTAGATGAGCAAACGAAAAACGATGTTGTTAAGGCATTGCGCCTGATTGGATAACGGGCCTGCGGGTAAACCGCGACCGTAGGGAGTCGGATTTTGACCCGCTGGTTATCTGGCGGGTGATCGGAGAGACCAATGGACATCGTAATGGACTGCAACGAGGTGGTAACCATCCATTTTACGAAAGGCAGAAATGAGCCGGGCGCTATTATTACCATCGCTCAGGGTATGCCCGGCCTCGGAAATGTCGAGATCAAAGGAGAGACTAAGACGGTCAATTACAGGGTCGTCAAGGGATCTATTGAGGAAGCTAAGTGAGGCTCATAGTTTCCACTATTTCGCTCGTTGCGGCGAACTTCATCTATCAGTATTTCGCGGGACACCTCTGGGACGTCGCCGTTGAACGGTCACTATTCGAGGTCACTGCAATTTTTACAGTTTGGGTGAACGGATCGGTTCAATCCAGATAACAAGGCTTATACAGACCCCCCCCTATATAACCCCATATCTTAATTCGCGGAGCGGATGCCAACGATGGAACAAAAACCGATTACAGCAAAAACGATAGGCGAACTGCGTGATGCGCTGGACAAGATTATCCAGGAGCATGGGCCAGACTTCGAGTGGAACGGGTTCGATGATGAATCGATTTATATTTATTCGAAACATGATGGCCCCGGGGAATCGTTCGAGATTCGGCCTCGTGGCGTTTAGCCTTTGACAAAAGGACCGCCTTTAACATGACCGACCGCACCCAACAACTCATGGACGTCGCCAGCCCGCACGAAAAAGCCGAGCTGGCCACCATGCACAACGCCGTCATCCAGTGCATGCAGGCCTACAAAAAAGCCAGCACCGCCACCAACAAACGCGACTGGGACGCCGCGCGCAACGGCCTGCACGACGTTGTCGAACGCCTCTGGCCGGTCTACTTCCCCGCCGAGGCCGCCGCCGATCCCGAGGTATTCGAGCAGCAAAAGGCCGCTCTCGCCTGGCTGCACAACCGCTTCGGCAAACCGTACCCGTCCGCCGGCAAATTCTCCCAGGACATCCGCGACGGCCTCTGTCGCCAGCAGGAAAACCGCACCATCCTGCGCAAAGAGCTCAAAAAATACGCCGAGATCATCGCCCACGACAAAAAAGCCGCCAACCTCTCAGCCGACAAAGCCGCCCAGCGCGAAGACCTCGAAATCGAAAAACTCCAGTTAGAGGTCGCCAAACGCAAAATGGAAAACCGCAAAGAAGATAAAAACTGGATTGCCCGCGATATCGTCTTCGAACGCGAAGGCGCCCTGGTCGGCCAGATCATGGGCGAGGCCCGCCACCACCTCGGCCGCTCCGTGCCCGCCCTCATCCACGCCGCCAAGGGCGAGCTAGAACGCACCCCCGAAATAAAAAAGATCCTCGAAGAAGCCCTTTTCGATGCCTTTCGCGCCATGTACGAATCTGGAGAAATCGACATGACCTTCCTCGACGAAGAAGCCGAATGATGCAACCCGCCCTGACCGCCGACATCTTCGCCCAGCCGCTGCCCGACTTCTTTCCCGAGTCGCTGCGCCGCGCCTGCGCTGGCAAGCAGATCCGCTACACCCTGCCCCGGGCCGTGCGCGAGCGCATGCAGGTACCCGAAGACCTCACCGTCAGCCAGTGGGCCGAAAAGCACCGCCGCGTCACCGAGATCGACGCCCAGCCCGGCCGCTGGCGACAAGACCTCGTCCCCCACACCAAAAAGCTCATGGACTTTATCAGCCTGCCCTGGGTCCGCGAGGTCTGGCTGTGCATGGTCGAGCGCGCCGGGAAAACCCAGGTGCTGCTCAACGCCGCCATGTGGCAGATCGACCGCGGTATCGACTCCGGCAACGTCTTCTGGCTCATGCCCAGCGAAAACGAAGCCAAGAAAGCCCTCGGCGAGCGCATCATTCCCGCCCTCAAGGCCAGCCCGCGCACCGCCCGTCTGCTGTCCCGCTACGCCGACGACACCTCCCGCTCCCTGGTGCGCTGCAACCACGGCCCGCGCCTGATCCCCGCCTGGTCCAACAGCCCGGCCTCTTTGTCCTCGTTTTACGGCAAACTGCGCATCGGCGACGAAATCGACAAAAACGCCGACCGCTCCGGCGGCGAAACCGATTCCATCACCCTGCTCAAAAAACGCGGCCGCGACAGCGACGACTCCAAACTGTTGCTGGCTAGCACCCCGGCCGGGAAATTTATTTACAAGGGCATGCTCGCCGCCCAGCAGGTCTGGGCCTACCATAGCCGCTGCCCGCACTGTCGCGAGTTTGTCCTCATGGATGCCGAGCATTTCGTCATCCCCAAGGGTGCCACCGTCGAGAGCGTCAAGCACGGCGAGCACTCCGTTGTCTACGACTGCAACGCCTGCGGGGTCGAGTGGGACGAAGCTGATCGCGCCGAAGCCTACCAGGCCGGGGACTTTGTCGCCATCAAAGGGGCCGACGTTGAACGCCCCGAATCCATCGGCGCGCACATGCCAGCCTTCCCCCTGCCCAACATCAAGATGGCCGAAATCGGCGCCGCCATCGTCCGCGCCCGCTCCGGAGATCTCGCCGCCTTGATGGACCTGGCCCACGGCTACAAGGCCATCGATTACACCGCCGAAACCAAAGACCGCCAGGAAGACACCATCCTCCTGCTGCGCGACGACCGCCCCGCCGGAGTCGTGCCCACCTGGACCGACGCCCTGGAGATCAGCATCGACACCCAGGACAACGGTTTCTGGTACCGCATCCGCGCCTGGCGCTACGGCATCGACCTAAAAAGCGCCCTCGTCAAAGCCGGATACGTGCCCAGCGCCTGCGCCAGCGACTTTACTTCCCTCGATGCCCTCATCGCCGCCGAATACCCCGACGAAAACGGCGAGCCCCACCGCATCATGGCCGGCATCATCGACAGCGCAGGCCACCGCACCGGCGAGGTATACGCCTGGTGCCGCACCAGCGGAGTCCTGCCCGCCAAAGGAGCCCAGGGCCGCAAGACCCAACCCGTCACCGTCAGCCGCATCGATCGCTACCCCGGCAACAACAAGCCGATCCCCGGCGGCCTCAACCTCTACCACATCGACAC